GTAGAAAATTATGAGTGAAATAAAAGTAAATAAAATTAGTCCAAGAGCAAATTGTGGTACAGTTCAGTTAGGAGATAGTGGTGACACTATTACAATTCCTGCTGGTGCAACAATTACAAATAATGGAACACAAACAGGTTTCGGTAGAACAGGAACTGTAAATTGGCAAACTACAATTTATACAAATTCAAATTCACCCTTAACAGTTGAAAGTGGAAAAGGTTATTTTTTAAATACTACGAGTGGAACTATAACTATTAACTTACCTGCAGGATCTGCAGGAGATATAGTTGCATTAAAAGATTATGCAAATACTTGGGATACAAATAGTGTTACAGTCACTCCTAATGGGTCAGACAAAATTGGTGGTTCAGTTGGAAGCGCTAATTTATCTACAGAATCTCAGTCAGTAACTTTAATTTTTGTAGATTCAACACAAGGCTGGCTTGATATTCACGACTCAACCTCTAATGTTCAATCTGCACAATATGTTACAGCAACAGGTGGAACGGTTACTTGTACTGGAGATTTTAAAATTCACACATTTACAGGCCCAGGCACATTTTGTGTTTCAAATGCAGGTAATGCTGCGGGTTCAAATAAAGTAGATTACATGGTCGTTGCTGGTGGTGGCGGAGGTGGTGGTAGAGATCACGGTTCTGGAGGAGGTGCTGGTGGTTATAGAGAATCCCCAGGATCAGCAAGTTGTTATGGAGCAAGTCCATTAGGTGTAAGTCCAGCTGTAGCGTTATCAGTTACTGCCACAGCTTTCCCCATTACAGTTGGGTCTGGTGGAGCGGGTAGAACCGGGCAACCTTGTGCAGCAGGTACTTCTGGAGCTAATTCAGTATTTTCAACAATAACATCTGCTGGAGGTGGAGCTGGTGGTGGAGGTCCTGGAAATGGATTAGATGGAGGTTCAGGTGGTGGTGGAAGAAATAACAACACACAAAAAGGATCAGGAAACACGCCATCAGTAAGTCCTCCACAAGGTAATGATGGTGGTATAGCAGGTTATGGTTCGCCTCACTATGGAATGGGTGGCGGTGGTGGAGCTGGAGCAGCGGGTACTGCTGGGAATCCATCAGCTGGCGGTGCAGGTGGTGGAGGAGTTTCAAGTTCAATTAATGGAACTCCAACAGCTAGAGCAGGTGGTGGCGGTGGATCAAGTTACAATGGAGGAACTGCTGGAGCAGGTGGAGCTGGTGGTGGAGGAACAGGCACAACAGGCACTAGTTCAAACGGAACAGCTGGCACAGCCAATACAGGTGGCGGTGGTGGTGGAGGTGAAAGATCTGTTCCAAGTGTCGGTGGTAAAAATGGTGGTTCAGGTATAGTAATATTAAGGTATAAATATCAAAATTGATGTGTTTACTGAACTTTAAAATTAAGATATAAGGAGAAATATTATGGCACATTTTGCAAAACTAGGATCTAACGGAAAAGTTATTCAAGTGTTAACTATGGATAATGATAAAATGTTAAATGCTGATGGTGTTGAAGATGAAACAGTAGGTCAACAGTGGTTAGAGACACACAACAACTGGCCTGCACAAATGTGGATTCAAACATCTTACAATACATCTGCTAATACACATAACTCTGGTGATAACTCAAAAGCATTTAGAGGGAATTACGCAGGTATTGGTTATGAATGGGACGAAGATAATCAAATTTTTTGGCCAAAAAAACCATATCCATCTTGGATAAAAAATATTTCAACTGCCAGTTGGAATTCACCAATAGGTGATGAACCTGCATTAACAGCTGAACAAGAAGCACAAAATACAGCTGGTACTCACAGATGGGGTTATAGTTGGAATGAAACTGATCAAAGTTGGGATTTGACAAATTTCTTAGTATAATTTAAAAATCGTGGTGTGGAAAAGATAGTATTAACTGAACAATCTTTATATTATGGTGATGTAGCGATGCCCAAAGATTGGGACATTGATAGAGATAAATTACAAAAAGACATTTTAAATTCACAAGTAACTAATTCACCTTTTCCATTTTCACGAACATTCGATATGTTAAATACTTACATGAGAGATCATGTAAATTTAGAATATGGATTTACTTTAGTTAACAAAGATACCTATGGTAACATTTATAAACCAGAAGAAACATCACAACCTTTTATAAATGTAGATCCAGTAGATTTACGTAACTCTCCAGATTATACTTTGTTATATGGTGTTAAAACTCAAAACTGTATGATTAGAATTCACTATGAAGATAACAGACGTAAAGGTAGATCTTGGGATATAGAGCTTAAAGATAATATGTTTATTATGTTCCCATCAACTAACATGTATTACATAACCAATAATCAAAAGAAAAGTTTAAATTTTATACAAACTATATTATATGAATTTATCTAACCACTATTGGTATTTTAGTGGTGTTCTTACACCTAGATTTTGTGACGATGTAATAGCATATGCTAACAAACAAAAAGAAGTTATGGCTAGAACTGGTGGATATGGTGATAGAGAATTAAAAGAAGACGAAGTCAAAAATATGCAGCGTAAAAGAAAGTCTGATCTAGTATGGCTTAGTGATACTTGGATATACAAAGAACTACATCCGTATGTGCATGAGGCAAATAGGAGTGCAGGTTGGAATTTTGATTGGGAAAGATCTGAGCCTTGTCAATTTACAAAATATAAACTGAATCAATATTACGATTGGCATTGTGATAGCTGGGATAAACCTTATGATAAACCAGATACACCAGATCATGGTAAGATTAGAAAATTATCCATGACCTGTCAGTTGACAGATGGTTCAGAATATAAGGGTGGTGAGTTAGAATTTGATTTTAGAAACTATGATCCACATATGCGAGACGAATCAAAACATAGAATACAATGTAAAGAGATATTACCAAAAGGATCTATCATTGTATTTCCTAGTTTTGTGTGGCATAGAGTTAAACCAGTCACATCAGGAACAAGATATAGTCTTGTGGTATGGCATTTAGGGAGGCCTTTTAGATAATGTTTATAAATAGTTATTTTCCAACCGTAATATGGAGTGAGGAAAAACCAGAGTTTGTTAAATCATTAAACAAAGCGAGTAACAAATATATTATTGATGCTCGTAAAAGAGAAAAAGCATATATAAAAAAACACGGTGACTTTGGAAGAAGTTATCACTCAACACCACTCACGATTGACAATGATTTTTTAGATTTTAGAAATTACATAGGTCAAAAGTCTTGGGAGTATCTAGACCATCAGGGTTATGACATGTCACAATACACAACTATGTTTAGTGAGTTATGGGTGCAAGAGTTTGCTAAAAAAGGTGGAGGACATCACTCTGCACATATACATTGGAACCAACACGTATCTGGTTTTTACTTTTTAAAATGTAGTGATAAAACTTCATACCCAATATTTCATGAACCAAAAACTGGAGCAAGAACAACAAAGTTAAAAATGAAACCTAATATTAAGGGCGTTTGGCCAGGTCATGAACAATTTCATCTTACACCAAGACCAGGAACATTAATTATATTTCCAGGTTATCTAGAACATGAATATGCGGTAGATCATGGCAAAGAACCTTTTAGATTTATACATTGGAATATACAGGCTGTGCCAAAAGAGATAGCCAAAGATGTCTAAAATAAATTTTGAGATAGAACCAATATTTAAAATAGAATTTTTTAAAATAAAATGTATAGATTTTAAAAACAAAAAAGAAAATATTGAAAATATTTTAAAAGAGTTTCCTGAAACACTTAGAGATAATTTTTGTAGTAACAGAGATCAAGCAGATTTTACATGGAATTTAAGAGAAATTTTTCAAGATGAATTTCGATTAATAGAAACTAAATTTAATAACAAAATATTATTACAAAGAGCATGGTCTGTAACATATGATAAAGGTCATTATCATGTTCCTCATAATCATAGCTCTCAGGGGTACACTGGTATATTATATTTACAAATAAATAAAGATTCACCAAAAACAAAGTATATACAACCATGGAATAATACAAATGATCAGACTGTGATATATGCTCCTGACGTTAAACAGGGAGATATTATGATTGTACCTCAATTCTTAATGCATTATACTGAACCAAATAAAACTTATTTTAAAAAAAGAATTATATCTTTTGATTTTCATGAACTTCAAAAAAAATAAATATACAGTTATTCGTCAAGCAATATCAAAAGACTTAGCAGCATTTGTTGCAAATTATTTTTGTATGCAAAAACAAGTGTATGATACTTGTAGACAAGCAAAATATTTTTCACCTTTTGAAAATATATTAGGGTATTATGAAGAACCAAATGGTCAAATACCAAATACATATTCTGCTTATGGTAATATCGCTATGGAAACTTTATTACTTAAATGTCAACCAGGTATGGAGAAAGCTACAGGATTAAAACTATATCCAGCTTACACCTATGCAAGAATATATAAAAAAGGTGATGAATTAAAAAGACATAAAGATAGATTTTCTTGTGAAATATCTACGACCATGAATCTTGGTGGTGATGATTGGCCTATATATCTAAGTCCAAATGAGAATGTGGGTGCACCAGATGGTAAAAATATTACAGCAGCTAGCAAGGCAAAAGGGGTTAGAGTGGATCTAAAACCTGGTGATATGTTGGTTTATAGAGGTATAGAATTAGAACACTGGAGAGAGAAATTCAAAGGCAAAGAATGCATACAAGTTTTTCTTCACTATAATAATAGAAAAACAGCGGGGGCTAAAGAAAATATGTTTGATAAAAGACCACATTTAGGTCTGCCATCATGGTTTAAAAGATAATAAAATCGTGTTATAACACACTTGCGGACTAGGATTATCACCACACCACCATCCTAGTTCGCGTACAGGAGTTTTATGGGTTTAGGAATTACAGCTATAGCACAAGATGCGATATCGTCATTAGGAACACCAAATACAGTTGCATCTGTAACAGGTGTTTCATTAACAACATCTATTGCACAAGTGCAGACGGATCCAGATGTAGTTGCAACAGGTCAATCATTAACAAGTGCAATAGGATCGCCAACTATATTTGGAGGAACAGACGCTGTAGCAACTGGTAGTGTAATTACAACAGCGATCGGTTCATCTTCTGTTACAGCTGATGCAATAGTTAGTGTTACTGGAATTGCCATGACTATTAATTTAGGAAATGCAATTGCAAGTATAAACAAAGAAGTTCCTGTAACAGGCGTTTCATTAACCTCAGCTATAGGCACACCTACTGTTTTCTTAGAAACACCAGTAGATGTAACAGGCCAATCATTAACAAGTGCAGTAGGATCACCATTAATTATATCATGGAATAACGTAGATCCAGGTGTAACTAACGTTTGGACGGAGGTTGATATAGCAGCTTAAAGGAGTTATAATAAATTATGGCATCGACATTTTCAGCAGATTTGAAATTTGAACTTATGGCAACCGGTGAAAACGCTGGTACATGGGGGACAAAAACTAATACAAACCTTAACCTTGTTCAACAAGCAATTGCAGGTTATCAAGAAATTAATGTTGCATCATCTAATATTGATTTAGATATGAGTGATGGTACCATATCAAATGCAAGGAATATGGTTCTTAAATTTACAGGAACTCTCGCAGGAACTAGAGTTGTAACAATACCTGACTCAGTAGAAAAATTTTATGTAGTAGTAGATGGTACAACACACTCTGGAAATACATTAACATTTAAAACCTCATCTGGAACAGGCTTTACTTTAACACAGGGTAAAAGTCATTTTTGTTATTCCGACGGCACAAACTTAAATTTAATATCTGGGATACAACTTGCAAATAACACTCTTGATACAGTTCTTGATCAAGGTAATAGCTCTGACGGAACTATTAATGTAAGTAATATTACAGTTACTGCAGCTACAACCTGTAATACAATTAGAACGAGCGGTGCTGCTGTTTTTGGTTCAACTGTTGCAGCAACAAATAATATAAGTACATCTGCTGGTACAATATCTGATTCGAAAGGAGAGATAAGACTCCTACCCGCAAATTCTCAGGGTTCAACATACTCTCTTGTCGCTGCTGATCACGGTAAATTAATTATAGCACAAAATACAATAACAGTGCCTTCAGGTGTATTTTCTGCTGGACAACAAATAAAAATATTTAACAATACAGCTTCAACAATAGCTATAAATAGATCTGGAGTAACAATGTTTTTTGCAAAAGATGGAAGTAATGCAGATAGAACTTTAGGAACAAGGGGTCTTGCAACTCTTATTTGTACTGCATCAAACACTTTTGTTATAACAGGTGAAACATTAACGTAGGAGTAATCTGTGGCGTTAACAACTGTCAGAATAGTACCAGGAATAAATAAATCAGATACCCCATCAGGAGCTGAAGGACAATGGATCGATAGTGATTTTGTTCGTTTTAGATATGGTCAACCTGAAAAGATTGGAGGATTTGAAGCAATAGGAGGAGCTACAATCTCAGGTCCAGCTAGGGCTCAACATACATGGACTAGTATCGCTGGAGAAAAATATGCTGCACTAGGTTCATCGAAAGCTTTATATATTTATTATGAAGGAGCGTTCTATGACATTACACCTTTAGATACTGCTATTACAGGAGCTACTTTTACATCAACAAATGGTTCTGCAAATGTAACCGTTAATAAAACATCACACACATTACAAGCAGGAGATTATATTACTTTAACATCGGTCACAGTTCCTGGAGCAACATCAACTTTAAATGGAGCAATAACTGCAACAGCTACGACAATAACTTTAGCAGATGCATCAAGTTTTTCTACATCAGGTTCAGTCAGAATAAATGATGAAATAATTACTTACTCAGGTAAATCAAGCAATGACTTAACAGGTTGTACAAGAGGAACAAATGGTACAACTGCTATTGCTCATGACACAGCAACAGCCGTAAGAGAGTCTACTGTGACTAGATTTAATACCACTGATTTTACAAACAATATATTTGAAGTACAATCAACAAGTCTAGCAACAAACAGTTTTCAGATTGTTATGCCTATAACAGAAACAGGCACGGGTATGTCATCAGCTGGTGGAGCTACTATTAATCCTTATGTTGAAATTGGACCTGTAGAACAAACATATGGTTATGGTTGGGGCACAGATACTTGGTCAGCAGGTAAATGGGGAGAGGCTTCTACATCAACCACAGTTATACTTGACCCAGGATCATGGTCGCTTGATAATTTTGGCCAACAACTTATCGCTACAATAAAAAATGGAAAAACATTTACTTGGGATGCAGGTGCAGCTAATCCATTAGAAAACAGAGCAACCATTATGACTGGTGCTCCTACAGCCTCAAGAATGACTATAGTTTCAGATAGAGATAGACATGTAGTGCATTTAGGTACAGAAACTACAATCGGTTCTGGATCTTCACAAGATCCAATGTTTATAAGATTTAGCGATCAAGAAGACTTTACCACATACACACCAACATCTACAAACACCGCAGGAACTTTTAGATTAGATACTGGTAATAAAATTGTAACCGCTATATCTGGTAAAGATTATAATTTAATTTTGACTGATACCGCTGCATATTTAATGCAGTTTGTAGGTCCCCCATTCACCTTTTCTATTAGACAAGTTGGTTCTAATTGCGGATGTATTGGTCAACATGCTGCGGCTTATGCAGATGGTAAAGTATATTGGATGGGTCAATCTGGCGGATTTTTTGTATTTGATGGTACGGTTAAATTATTACCATCATTAATTGAAGACTTTGTTTTTACAACGACAGGTGCAAATGTCGGTGTTAACTATTCTTCGAATGAAATTATTTTTGCATCTCATAACTCTTTATTTAATGAAATTATTTGGTTTTACCCAGCAGGAACTCCTGTATCAGATCCATCTACGCAAAACGACAGAACAGCCGTTTACAATTATGTAGAAAATACATGGGCTCCAATGACACTTGCTAGAAGCACTTACGCTGACGCCTCTACGTATCCTGTACCATACGCTACTGAATATAGTGCTACAGGCACCCCTTCTTTTCCTACTTTACAAGGTGCCACTAATACTTTTGGAGCAACCACTTACTTTGGTCAAGAGATTGGAGTAAATAAAGTTGATTTGAATAGAAATGCAACAGCTATTCCTGCTTTTGTACAATCAGGAGATTTCGATTTACCAACTGATGGTGACGGCTCATTTTTATTAAGAGTAAGTAGATTTTTACCAGATTTTAAAAATATACAAGGTAATGCACAAATTACATTAGGAACAAAAGATTTTCCTGTATCTACAAATTCAACAACAACACAATTTACTGTAACTGGTACAACATCAAAAATAGATACAAGGGTAAGGGGAAGATTAGCAAATTTAAAAATAGAAAATACATCAACAGATGAAAGTTGGAGATATGGTACTTTCAGAGCTGATGTATATCAGGATGGTAGAAGATAATGAAAAGAAAAGATCCTAGAGTAGGCACTGGTAAAAAACCTAAAGGTTCAGGTAGGAGATTATATACAGATGAGAATCCTAAAGATACTGTTGGAATTAAGTTTGCGACTCCTAATGATGCTCGTAAGACTGTTGCTAAAGTTAAGAAGGTATCTAAACCGTTTGCAAGGAAAATACAAATATTGACTGTTGGTGAGCAAAGAGCTAAAGTCATGGGTAAGTCACAAGTTGCTTCAATATTTAGAAGAGGCAAAGAGTCTATAAGACGAGGCAGAAAAAATGGCTAAGATAAATGTATATGTTCCTGAACCACCTAAAGAATATACAGAAGAAGGATTTAGACAAATAAATCAGGCAATAGCTACAGTAGAAAATCAATTAAACACGACCTATCAACAAGACTTGAAAAATGAACAGGATGCGTTTAATTACTTTATGTCATGACAATACAATATAAAAATCAAGGTTACAAACAAGCTGATGTAAATAAAGCAACAGTTTTAACTTGTCCAGCTGATGCAACAATTATAGTTAAAGCAGTATATTGTGCAAACAACGATGCATCGTCGGCTATTTTAGTTCAAATGAATTTAGTAGATTCATCTGACTCAAGTGCTGAATATGAATTTTTTAGGGATGATGTAGCGGCTAAAACACAAGTTAATGCTACACCAGAAGGTATTAATTTAGAAGCTGGTGATGCAATTACTGTACAAGCAGCTACGGGTAGTAACAAAATTCAAGGCGCAATAAGTTACGCATTATTAGATAGATCACAGGAAAATGGCTAGAGTAAAGTTTGTAAACTTTGTACCCAGGCCAAAACCTCGTAAACGTCCTAGACGTCACAAAAAA